CATTATTATTTATCTTTCGATCACTCGTTCAACCTTTTCTTCACGTCTTTCTTCTTCCACGACAGAGACTGTTTCCTTGTCCATAGACTTCATCTTTTCCTGGCCTCTACTCCATGCAGAGATACCAAGAATCGTGGCCATTGTTATGTGATAGAAACCTGCACCCTGTAGTGTCAGTGGTTGCCATTGAGTAATTACAGATGCAGCAACTGCTGGTTGACCAGAGGATGCAGGAACACCAGACTTGTATGTTATTGCCTGTACCAAGGCCCACATAATAGGACCGACAATAAAGTCAAATAAACAAACGACCATATACTGCCACGCCATCATAGGACGCCATTTGCTTTGTAGCCAATGTTCAGATTGAGCCTGACTTTGCTTTTCTGATAGCTGTTTTTTTCTTCTTGTAGCCATAAAAAAACCTTTGGAGGCGTTGTAATTTATAGTCAATTCGCATATATATATTTATAGGATGTTGCCATTCAGGGACATCCTTACTTTAATTAAATTAACCTTGCTTAATAGGAGGTCTATATGACTAATTACGACATCGCAAAACTGTTCGATATGCCTACAATTGATAAGTTCTTCGTTGGCTATGAGCCAATGATTAAGAGAATGGAAGAGGCTCATGCCACTCTTTCTAAATCCATTCCTAACTATCCCCCATATAACATTGTTAAAGTTGATGAAAACAAGTATGTAATCGAAATGGCTGTTGCTGGTTTCGGTAAGTCCAATCTTAATATCGAAATTCAAGATGGTACACTTGTTGTTTCTGGTCAATCACAACTAGCTGATATGTATGAAGAAGGTATTAATAATACCTATCTATACAAGGGTATTGCTGATCGCAATTTCACCCGTAAGTTCTCTATTGCCGATACTGTTGAGATTAAAAACGCTGACTTGATTAATGGTATGTTGAAGATCTGGCTTGAGAATATCATTCCTGACACAAAAAAACCTAAGAAGGTTGAGATCAACGATCCAACTAGTTCAATCAAGAAGTAATTTTACACTACAACAAAGAGGACTATAATGACTAAGTTTCAAAAGAGAGTATCTGGTTGGCTTAAGCGCCAATCCAGAATTAGACGCACTGTTCGAGAATTGAGTGCACTTACAGATAAGGACCTTTCGGATATTGGTCTTTCACGCTGTGATATTCATAGAGTTGCAACGGAGGCAGTACTATGACAAAATTACTCGCTAAATTATTTAATAAGAAAAGAAACAACAAGAACTATATGAGTCCGGAAGAAAAATACATCAGAGATCGTAACCCACAATCGATCCTTGATGTAGAAAACTATTCCAGACAGTTTGAAAGAAGTCAAACTAACTCTCACACTCGCACATGGAGTATTCTATAATGTGGCCCTACACAGTAGACGAGTTAGTTTTAATTAATCAGGGAGCAGGTAAATGATTGCATTTATCCTTTCTCTTTTTAAAATATCTCCAACATTAGTAGTTGCAGAACACGTACACTAAAAACTCAAGGGGGAAGAAATTCCCCCTTGACCTTTGTCCAACTTCTTAGTATAATGTTCCTGTATGAACAAAGAAAACCTAAACAAACTTCGAAGAGTGATTCTGGAGATTGCTCCAAAGATGCAGCCACTGCTGCCACCATTGGATTCACATCCAAATGGAAGAATAGCAATTGCACATATGTATAGTGTGATACAGGGAGTATTTGAATGTCCTGTCAAGGAAGCAAGAGATTGTAGATTGCAGGATGCTATTGACATTGTTAACTATTGCATGGATAATGTAAGACAATTAAAGATAATGACTCCTCTTAGAGAGAAGTATCAACCAGAGCCTAAACCCTTACCACCAGCATCATTGGATGATTTTTTTATATGAGCAAGTTTTACACAAACGTATCTATGAGCCGTAATGATATTTTGCTCAGAGGTTATGAAGATGGACAACGCGTACAGTATCGTGTTCCTTATAAGCCAACCCTATACGTACACTCTCGAGTTGGCAATTCTGTCTTTCGGAACCTAAAGGGTAAGCAGGTTGATGAAGTTAAATTTGAATCAATCTCCGAAGCTCGTGACTATGTCAAGCGTTACAGTGACGTTGAAGGATTTGAAGTGTATGGACTGACTAACTATGTCTATGCGTTTATCAATGAGTATTTCCCTGGTGAGATCGATTATGATCCAAAGCTGATCTCGACTGTCAATATTGATATCGAGGTTGCAGCTGACCAGGGATTCCCTGACATCCAGACTGCAGACAAAGAGATCACTGCAATCACAATGAAGAAGAATGATGTCTATGTTGTTCTTGGTTGTGGCGAGTTTGATTTGACTAAGTTGGATCCTGCAATTCAACCCAACGTAAAGTATTTGAAGTGTAAGGATGAAACCGAGCTACTACTGAAGTTCCTTGATGTGTGGCGTTCAAAGTCGTTTGCTCCAGATCTGGTTACTGGATGGAACATTGAGACATTCGATATTCCTTACANCGTAAACCGTATTGAAAGAATCCTTGGCAAGAACATGGCTAAGAAACTTTCTCCATGGGAAATGCTTGAAGAGAGAACAATTACAAAAGCTGGCCAAGATCATCAGGTGTTCGTACCTGTTGGTATTTCTACTCTTGACTATCTGCAGTTGTATAAGAAGTTCTCGTTTACAATGCAGGAGTCTTATCGACTCGATCATATTGCTAACATCGAGCTTGGTGAACGCAAGATGGACTACTCTGAATACGATTCGTTGTTTGGTTTGTATAAGAACGACTATCAGAAGTTTATCGAGTATAACATCAAGGACGTTGATCTTGTTGGCAAGCTAGACGACAAGCTAAAGTTTATTGAGCAGGTGTTTGCAATTGCATACGATGGTAAAGTCAACTATCAGGATGCTTTCACGTCTGTGCGAATGTGGGATGTGATCATCCACAACTATCTTCTTTCACAAAAGATCGTAGTTCCTCATGTCAAGGTTGGTACCAAGGAACGTCAGATCATTGGAGCATTCGTCAAGGATCCTAAGGTTGGGATGCACAAGTGGGTTGTATCATTCGACTTGAATTCTCTTTATCCTCATTTGATTATGCAATATAACATCTCACCAGAGACATATGTTGGCCACATCTCCGCAATTGATGGTGATGCTGGTGTTGCAAAAATCCTTGATGGTTACCTCAACGAGCCTTCAATTCGTAATCAGATGGTATCACAAAACATCACCGTGGCTGCTTCTGGTTGTATGTTTGATAAGGACTATCAAGGGTTCCTTCCTAAGCTGATGCAGAAGATGTATGATGATCGTGTTGTCTATAAGAAAAAGATGATCGAGGCAAAGAAGGCTCAAGAATTGAATCCCTCATACGATAATGAGAAATCAATTGCACAGAATCATAACATGCAGCTTGCAAAGAAGATTCAGCTGAACTCAGCATACGGTGCTTTGTCAAACGCATACTTTCGTTGGTTTGATCCTAAGCTGGCTGAATCTATTACTCTTTCAGGACAGCTTTCAATTAAGTGGATTGAGCGTGACATTAACATTTACTTGAACAGATTATTTAAAACAAAGGATGTCGATTATGTCATTGCATGCGATACGGACTCTATGTATATTACGCTTGACTCTTTGGTCGCTCAATGCGGTCTTGAGGATAAACCAACAGCAGATGTCGTCACCTTCCTTGATAAGGTCTGTGAAGATCGACTTGAACCGTTTATCGATAAGTGTTATGGAAACCTTGCTGAATATGTTAATGCCTATCAACAGAAAATGAAAATGAAGCGAGAAGCAATCGCTAACAAAGGAATCTGGACTGCAAAGAAACATTACATCCTTAACGTATGGAATAATGAAGGTGTTCAGTATGCAGAACCTAAGTTGAAGATGATGGGTATCGAAGCTGTTCGTTCTTCTACACCTCAGGCATGTCGTACTAACATTAAGAAGTGTTTGAATGTAATCATGAACGAGAATGAAGAGGCAACAATTAACTTCATTGAGAAGTTCAGAAAAGAATTCTTCGCTCTTCCTTTTGAAGATGTAGCATCTCCTCGTGGATGTAAGCTGTCGCACTTCATTAAGAATCCTGATGGTTCACTACGCAGAGTTCCTTACAAGCTAGGTGACAAGGGATTGCCCATTCACGTCAGAGGTGCATTGTTGTATAATGCAACCCTCAAGGAAAAGAAGCTAGACCAAAGGTTTCCAATGATTCAGGATGGTGATAAGATCAAGTTCTGTTATATGAAGCTGCCCAATCCTATTAGAGAGAATGTATTTGCAAGCCCAAGTGGTTTGCCTAAGCAGCTAGGACTAGATCAGTATGTCGATCATACAACACAATTTGAGAAAGCTTTTGTTGAACCAATTAAAACAATTCTGGATGTTATTGGCTGGCAAGTTGAGAAGAGAGCCAGTCTTGATGCATTCTGGGTATAGGAGTACTAAATGGCTAAAAATGTAATGAACCTTAACAATGACGTGGACTTTGGCATTGACTTCACTGATGATCATACTGAAGTTATCAATCAACTATCAAACTCCTCTAACCAAGCTAATGCAAAAGCTCAAGCAATATACAATGCAATCATTCCATTACTGAATAATCTTAAAAAGAATCCTGAAAAGCCAAACATTGTTTGGCCAGATCGCGTAAAAAAGATTGACGAATTTATAGAAAAGCTTGATACTATCTTAAGATCAAATTGACACACAAGGAATTAATATGTCTCTTATTCAACGCCTTATTAAGAACTCAACTATTAACGACACATCCCTTCTTACTGAATCAAAGATTTACAATAAGAAGGACATGATTACAACTAGCGTTCCAATGGTGAACGTAGCACTATCAGGTAGCGTCGACGGTGGATTGACTCCAGGACTAACAGTACTGGCAGGTCCATCGAAGCACTTCAAGTCTGCCTTTTCTCTCCTTATGGCAGCTGCATATATGAAGCAGTATCCAGATAGTGTTCTTTTATTCTATGACTCAGAGTTTGGTACGCCTCAGGCATACTTTACCTCGTTTGGCATTGACATGGCTCGAGTGATTCATACTCCAATTACTGACATCGAAGAATTGAAGTTTGATATTATGAAGCAGCTCAATGAGATTGCTCGTAATGAAAAAGTTGTTATGGTAATTGACTCTGTTGGTAACCTTGCTTCCAAAAAGGAAGTAGAAGATGCTGCCAATGAAAAGTCTGTTGCTGATATGTCTCGTGCAAAGTCGTTGAAGTCGTTGTTCCGTATGGTAACACCGCATCTGACGTTGAAGGATATTCCTTTAATTGCTGTCAACCATACGTACAAAGAAATTGGGTTGTATCCTAAGGATATCATTGGTGGTGGTACTGGGATTTATTACTCAGCAGATACAATCTGGATCCTTGGTCGTCAGCAGGATAAGGACTCCGATGGTATCAATGGTTACCACTTTATTATCAATGTAGAGAAGTCACGTTATGTCAAAGAAAAGTCTAAGATTCCTATTACAGTCTCCTATGAAGGTGGGATCAAGAAATGGTCCGGACTCTTGGATTTGGCCATTGAGGGTGGCTATGTCGTCAAGCCTTCCAATGGTTGGTATCAGCTTGTTGATCGTACTACTGGTGAGGTATCTGGTAATAAGATGAGATCAGCAGACATTGAAGACAATGGTAAGATCTGGAAGCAGATCCTAACTGAAACAGACTTTGCTGATTGGATTAAGAACAAGTACACTCTTGCAACTGGTTCACTCGTTCATGGGGACGAAGAAGATGAAATTTAAAATTAGCACCTTAGAAAAGAAAAATGTCCTTCAGATTGAAGTTTGGACTAGAAATGGCGTCACATTAACTCATACAACTGGGTGGCGCTGGGGTTGGGCTACGCTAAAAGAAAAGCCAGATCTTTCTAACTACAATGAGAGTGAAGGTATTAACATCTATGATTTTGACTTGATAGATCAAGATTTGGATGATGGAGTTTGGGAAGACTATGATTACTCCAGCGAAACTAATCTTGACGGTGTTAAAGTACTTGAAGAAGAGGTAGACCTTTTTGCTGAAGAGAATGGGTATATTGATCTGGATGAGCTTGGTTGGGAAAATATTGATACAGAACTTCGGTTCGGTGGACCTTTAGAAGTAGAAGAAGTAGAATAAATAACATTGTGAATTGAATATCCCTATTTTTGGTATGTTATATTGATGTATCAAAAATAGGGAACACAATGTCAGCTTGTTATTATATGGCTGTAGATTGGACCGGTAATTCTTGGGTTAGATATGAAACTTGTCAGGTGGTAGATGATTCTCAAGGAAAAGGCATCTACATAGGAATCAGACCTAATATCAGAAGGGTTATTAAAACTGAACAAGCACCTTGCACTGGTGAGATTAATCCTAAATCATATGTACGTTACCAAATTGGTGACAAAGAATATATTTGTATTATAAAATGAGGCCATATGAGCGACAATAATTTATTTGACGAACTTGATAAGTTGACTGTAATATACAACCAGGCTCGTGAACAATATGATATAGATGCAGAATCCTATTGGGATGCATTAACATATGAAGATAAGCTTAAAGCATTTTACATTGTAACTAAGCGCATACATAAAGGTGATCTCGTAGATAATGGATCATACAGACACGTTATATACAATACATTTGGGTTTGATATGGATGCGTATATAGTTGGAATGGATTCTGGCTATATGGAGATTCATAATAGCATAGTGAGTTANGATGACAAAAACAGGCCGATGGAAGACTAAAGAATG